GGCATCCTCGGTGATCGCCTCGGCGACAGCCGCGGCGATGAAGTCGTCGTAGAGCTCCGCGCCCTGCGAACTGTCGTCCCAGGTGACGCCGTAGGATTGCGACCAGTCCTTGTTCCGGGTCGGATGGTTCGAGCCGTCGTAGTCGACGAGATACGGCGGGTCGGTGGCGAACAGCACCGCGCGCTCGCCGTTCATCAGGCGGCGGACGTCCTCATGGTTCGTGCTGTCCCCGCAGAGCAGCCGGTGATCGCCGAGGATCCACAGATCGCCGGTGCGCGATACCGGATTGCGCGGCGGCTCGGGGATGGTCACCGGCGGCACGGAGCCCCCGGCGCCAACTTCTTCTTCACCGTCCCCCTCCGGCACGAAGGCCAGCAATTTGTCGAGTTCGCCATCGGAGAAGCCGACCAGCGACAGGTCGTAATCGTCGGCCAGCAGATCCTGCAGTTCCGCCGAAAGAACGGCTTCGTTCCAGTCGCCAAGTTCGGTCAATTTGTTGTCGGCCAGACGATAGGCCCGCCGCTGCGCCTCGGTCAGATGCCCGAGCACGATCACCGGGGCCTCCTTCAACCCCAGTTGCGCGGCGGCCAGCACGCGGCCGTGGCCGGCGATCAACTCCCCGTCGTCTCCAACAAGACAGGGCACGGTCCAGCCGAATTCGGCCATGCTGGCGGCGATCTTCGCCACCTGGTCGGCCCCGTGCACCTTCGCGTTTTTGGCGTAGGGCTGAAGCTTTGACAGCGGCCACATCTCGATCCGCTCGGGGGCGAAGCTCAGCGTCATGGGCGGTGTTCCGTGAATGGTGGTGGATTCCGGCGGGGTGGACACCGGATGCCATGCTGGACTCCTCGCAGGGTCCAGCGGCGTCCGGGGTATCCGGCCGGAAGGCCAATGTTTATTGGGGTTTGCGCGGGGTGCGGGTGGATCCGGATTCCGGGTGGCTTCCCAAAAAACCGGCCCTGTCGCTGGCGATATTGCGCGCCAAGCCCGCCAGCATACGTATCCGGCCCAGAAGGAACCAAGTTTTCAAAGGGTTAGCGGATTGGACCCCATCTGGACCCTTCGGGGAACCACGGAAGCCAGCGGCTCGGGCCGTCCCGCGCGGGCCTCTCCCGAGGATACCTGATTTCTACCCCGGAAGAGCCGTTTTTGTCTCATCGAAAACTGTCTGCCAGACAATTTTCCATCCGCTACGCGCCGCGTGCGAGGCGGATCAGCTTGCGCTTGGATAGCTGTCGGTTGACCGGTTGCCGATTCAACGTCAGCGCGATGATCGAGAGCCCGTAGGCCCAGTGCTGATGTGCCGCCGCCCGTTGCAGGCCCACGGCGTAGCAGATTTCCTTCCAGCGCTCGCCATGCGCCTTCATCCAGACGATCTTGCCGTCGATGGGTTCGAGGCAGCCGGTCCAGGTCAGCGTCTCCTCCATCCGGCTGATCGCCTGCGGCGAGGGCAGCACGCGCATCTGCTTGGGCTCCTGGCCCACCTTGTCGGCAAAGCTGTGGACGATCTCGGGCCAGGTCGAGAAATAGCCACGCCGGCGCGGGTCCGGTAGCCGTCGCAGGATCAGGGCCGCTTCCGCGAGCCGTTCCTCCACGAGGGCTGGTGTCCAATGGGTCATCGTTTGTCCTCCGTCTTGTCGAGGCGCGCGCCGTAAAGACGCTCGCCGAGTTGCCGCACAAGTTCACGCTCAGGCCAAGTAAGCCGTTGGTCGTCAAGGGAAACTGCCAGCAGGCCTTGCTTCCGCCAGCCGTCGCGCTTGACCTCATCGGGGTCGCGTCGCCGCCCGCCATAGCCCGGCGGTGTGAAGCGCATCGCCTTCATGCCACCCCTCCCTTGGTCTCGATCGCCCACATGAGGATTGCGATGGCATCGGCCTCGTTGTCGTCGGCCGGGCTGAAGCCCCGGGCACGGGCAGCGTCGATCATGGCGTGCTTCGGTGCATTGCCCTTGCCGGTTGCGTGGCGCTTGATGGTGCCCACCGGGACGCCCTCGTAAGGCACGCCTCGTAGTTCGGCCCATGCGGTCAGGGTGGCCATGAGCCCGCCGTAGACATGCGCCGCGTCGGTGCCCGCGTGGCGACGGACTTCCTCGAACCAGATCGCTTCCACTGGGCCGGACAGCCGATCGATCTCGCTCAGCCAGTTGGTGAAGCGCAGATACCGCATGCCGCCGCCGTCGAAGCGGCCGGGGCGGAAGCAGACCGTGCCGGTGGTGATCAGCCCATCATGGCCGCGCAAGGCCCAGCCGGTCGTGGTGCCCAGATCGAGGGCAAGGATGGTGCGTGACGGCGGATTCAAGGTTGCGCCGGGCTCGACGCCGGACAGAGTCGTATCAGCCATGGGTGGTCTCCTTTTCTGGTGGCTGCTCGGGTGGAAGACGACGGCGGTTGATGCTTGGCGGTACCGGCCGCCGTCGTCGGATTGATGGACGGGGAAAGTCAGAGCCCCCGCGCGCGGATGCTCTGCTCCGTATGGATGGGGGCCAAACCTTCAGGTTGGCCCCCATACGGAGTATGGGGGTTCCCACTCTTCCTCATCCGATCCTGACAAGTCTCTGTTTTCACGTTTCTTTCTCCCGTTTTGGATGACAAAGGGGCATGACAGAGGCCTTTGTCATCGTCATCGCCAAGTCGTTGATTTCATTGGGTTCATGACAAAGGTATGAGGATGACAAAGGCCTTTGTCATATGACGAAGTCACTCATCGAGCCCCTCCGGATAGACCCAGACGGCAGGGTTCTCGACCTCCCTGGCGCGCCCGGAATGGGGGCATTTGAAATGGGTCGGCAGTACCGGTTCGCCCTCCGCCAGGACCTCCCCGGTCTCGTCATCGACCACCGGATCGCGGCCGAAGCGCATGCCCTCCACGCAGAGGTAGCCGAAGTGTGATCGCGTGGCGGGGTAGCCATGTTCGGCCAGATCGCGACGGAACTTCACGAAGCCCTTGGTCGCCAGCACGCTCAGCCGGTCGCGGATGGTGTATTGACTGCCCAGACCGTGCTGGTTCTCGAAGGCCGCCCCGAACTGGGTGGAGGTGTAAAGCCGTCCCTCGGCCGCCTCATCAAGCAACAGAGCAAGGATCACGTCCTGTTTCCGAACGCGTTCGGCATCGAACTTCGCGCCCTGTTCGGCGCGCACGAGCCGCTCGTTCATCGGGTTGACCTCGACCCACTGGCCCTTGACTTTGTCGACGAGCTTGGGCTTCAGCGCCGGGCCGTTCCTGAGCTCGATCTCCAGCTTCCGCTCCGATGCCTCCTCGTCCGGCCGGTGCAGGATGAGCCCCGTCGTATAGAAGCCCCTGAGCGCGCTGGCGCCGGAAAGCGCCAGGAAGGGATCCTCCTTCACCTGGTGCTTGGAGAGCTTCTTGGTGTGGTGGACGAGGATCACACCGCAGTCGGGGTTGACGTGGTCGCGCAGCACCTCGACGCGGTCCTTGAGGAAGAACATCATCGCGGCGTTGTCGTTCTCGCCCCCACCATCCGGTCCGCCGTCGAAGAGGTTTCGGATCGGGTCGATGCAGAGGATGTCGAGCGGATCGTCGGGGAACGCAGCCCGGACCGCGGCGGCCACGCGGGCGCTGCCCTCGGCATCGAGCAGCATCTTCAGCTTCGGCGGGACGACGAGGTTGTCGCGCGCGGCGGCGATCAAATCGGGTGGCAGGCCGATCTGCTGCATGCGCTCGCGCAGGTAGTGATACTGGATCTCGGCCTGCAGGTAGAAGATGCGCAAGGCCCGTGGGGGCGTGAAACCGAGGAAAGGCACACCGGCGGCCATGTGCACGAGCCAGGCGATCAACAGATCGCTCTTGCCCACCTTGGGCGCGCCGCCGAGCACCAGCAGTCCTCCCGGCGTCAGCACGCGCGGGCCGATCAGGTCGGCGGGCATGGGGCTCGTGTGGTCGAGCAGCTGCCCCAGCGTGAAGGTCGGCATCTCGTCGGGTGCGGGAGCGGCGCTGTCGAGCCGGACGAGCGGCGGCCCGTGGCGCTCGACATGACGCGCCCAGAGGCGTTCGGATTCCCGCTTGAGGCGCTCCACCGGCCACTGGGGCCGCAGCATGGCGGCGTTGTAGCCGCAGATCGCCTCCCAGCCCTCGCTCTTCGACAGGCGGCCCTCGTGGACCAGCCGGATGAAGTAGCCGATGGCCGCCGAGGCACCTTCGAAGCGCGACCAGTCGTCGGCACCGCCCGCGCGCACCGGAGTGACCAGCACCTCGTCCACGGCGGGCTTGTCGGGCGTGGTGAAGTCCGGCGTGAGATTGACATCCGGCGCCGGCGGCATGTCGGTCACCGCCTCGGCGAACTCGTCGAGATCGCGCTCCAGCCGCGCGTTCAGTTCGACGATCCGCACCAGCGTCTTGAGGCTGTTCTTGTAATAGACCGAACCCGCCACGCGGATCGGCTGATGCGCCGAGCGGAAATGCATGTCGCCCCCGACCTTGGCGGCAATGTCGCCCCGCAGGCGCGTCACACGGGCAATGTCGCCGCCCTCGGCCGGCTCGGTCAGCTTCCACCAGACATGCGCCTTGCGCTGGCCTTCGGGCGTGATGCCGCCGCTTTCCACCACCATGGTGGGCGGGCCGAGATGGCGTTCGAGATGGGCGCGTTTGGCGGCGATGTCGCCTGTGTCAATGTCCACGACCACGGCCTGCATCTGCGCCACGTCGACGGCCTTGGCCTGGCCGGCCTCTGCCACCGTGCCGGGGATGACATAGACCGCCGCCCCCTCGCGCGCGGCCCAGTTCGCGAAGGTCGCCATCTTCTCGGGCGCCGTCTCATCGGCTGTGATCCAGATGTTGTGCGGGCGCCCGTCGATCCCCTGGCCCTTGTCGATGAAGCTGCGCACCGGGATCAGCCCGTCGCAATAGCCAAACACCACCTCCATGAAACTTGCGATCTGCTCGGGGTCCGGCTCATCGCCGAAGGGGTCGATCTGCGGCGCCGCGTCGTTGAAATCGCGCCAGGGGTTGAAATGGACGAGGTTGGCCCTGGGCTGATCGGGCGTGGTGTCGTCACGCATGTCGGTATCCTCTTGCGCATCGGGCGGATCTTTGGGGGCGTCGGTCATGTCGGCAGGCTCCAGCAGCGTGTCGAGAACGGGCAGAAGCGGCATTCGAAGAAGTCGCGGTTCCGGGCCATGCGCGGCAGCAGCTCGCCCGCGTCGGTGGCCCGCAGGATCCGCACGCCGCGATCCGACATGCGCTGCGCGAGATCGGCGTCGAACGGCACCAGCTCGTTGTGCAGCTCGGCGGTGTCCTTGTTGATCGCGGTGAAGAGCGCGGGACTGGCCGAAATGCCAGGCACCGTCGCTTCCATGTAGGCCTGGTAAAGGGCGATCTGCGCGGCATAGACGGGCTTCGAGGCCGCAACGCCGTCCTTGACGCAGGCGCGCCAGTTCTTCGCGTTCATGGTCTTGCACTCCCACAAGCAGGGGGTGCGTAGACCAATCGCGGCGGGGGCGCCCATGACGATCCCGTCGACATGGCCACGGATCCGCCCGCCGGCGACGGAAAAGCCGAACTGGCCGCCGTCACGCTTCCGGGTGGCGAGATCGAGCCCGGCGGCGCGCAGCCACTTGACGGCGAGATCCTCGAGCGCGTGACCGATCGCGAAGATGCGCAGCGACCGGCCCGAAAACTCCTGGCCCTCGTCCTTGGGGGCATGGGCAAACTCGAACTGCAGCGCACGCTCGCAAGGCTGCCCCAGCCGGGAGGCGCCGAGATAGTCGCGCGGTGGGGTCGCGGCGCGCTCCGCCTCGAGGGAGGCGTCGACGGCCGCGTTGATGCGCTCCGCAATGCTGGGGCGGTGGTTGTAATCCAGCATCAGAACGGGATCTCCGACTCGGCGGTGATCTCGGCCATCTCGGTGCGGAAAGCCTCGATGGTGATGACGATCAGCCGGTGCATGTCGTTCTGCGTCAGCTGGCCCAGCGGCCGGTCCCAGCCGATGCGCTCCATCTCGGGGGCGAGCGAGCGCATGACGGCGGGCAGCGCCTGTGTTTCCTCCTCGGTGAAATCGACCATGCTCAGTCCTCTCTTCGCTTTGCGGGTGAAGGCCGCCTGGCAGCACATGGAGCAGAACCAGCGGCGAGTGCGGGTTGGACGCGGACGGTTGGGATCGAACCAACCGAAGCCGCGGGTGCGGGATGTGCAGACGGCGCAGAGCACCGGGCGCGGGTGCCATAAGCGATCAAAGCCCGGTCGATCCGCAGGCGATGCGGGCGGGGGTGGGACTTGCGCGACATGGCTCACGCGGCCCTCCGTTCCGGGGTGGCGGCGGCCTGGACCAACTGCCGGATCGCGCGCTTGTTGAAGCGAAAGGAGATCAACGCCGAGGCGTGGTAGCGGGTGAGCCCGTAATCCTGGCGCGCGCTCGGCGGCAGGTATTGCAGCTGCTTCTCGGTCGGCGCCTGCCGCAACCAGCCCCGGGTCTTGAAGGCGCTCTCGTCGCTTTCATGCGCGTTCAGCCAGTCATCGGCCTGCGCAAGGCAGACCGCGCGCTCGCCTATGCCGAGAAGCCGGGGCTGCGCCCCGCGCCGGCCACCGACGGCATACCAGAGCCCGTCCAGCCAGAAGATGCCGCCCCATGCGTTGAAGCCCGTGGCCATCAGCGCGGCCTCGTCGCCGAAGAGATCGACCCACTGGAAACTCGACCGCTTCAGCAGGTCGATCTCGGTCATCACTATGCCCTCGAGCGCCTCAATGCCGCCCTTTTCCTTCGGTTCGACCAGCAGCGCGCCGCAGAGCGGGCATTCGCGCGCGCCAAGCGGGATCTCGGCCTCGCAGTCCGGGCAGGTCTTGGTGGGCGCCATGCCGCTAGCCTCGCAGCCGTCGAGGTCCACGTCCTGTTCCAGTGTGCCGTGCATCAGGCTCGACGTCCCGAAATCCAGCACCACGCAGTCGGTCTTGACGATGCCGGGATGTTCCTCGGGGTCGACCGTGCGCAGGCCGCGCCCGACCATCTGGATCATGGTGGACTTGCAGGAACTGGGGCGCAGCAGGATCACGCAGGACGTGGGCGGGTGGTCGAAGCCCTCCGTGAGCACCGCGACGTTGACCAGCACGGCGATCTCGCCCGAGGCGTAGGCGGCGAGGATGTTGCGGCGCACGTCGGAGGAAAGCTCGCCATGGATCAACCCCGCCGGGATGCCCGCCGCGTTGAAGGCCTCGGCGACGTGGGCGGCGTGGGCGACGGTGGAGCAGAAGACGATGGTGGGCCGCCCGGCGGCCTTCTCGCGCCAGTGGCGGATCACCTCTTCGGTAACAGGGGCGCGGTCCATGATCTCGGCGACCTCGGTCATGTCGAAGTCGAGGGCGGTCTTGCGCACCTTCTGCAGCTGCGCGCGCACGCCCACGTCGATCACGAAGGTGCGCGGCGGCACCAGGTGGCCCGAGGCGATCAACTCCCCCAGCCGGACCTGATCGGCGACGTTGTCGAAGACCTCGCGCAAACCCTTCCGGTCCCCCCGGTTGGGCGTCGCCGTGACGCCGAAGATGCGGGCCTCTGGATTGGCGTCCCGCACCCGGTCGACGATGCGGCGGTAGCTGTCGGCAATCGCGTGATGCGCTTCGTCGATCACCAGCAGGTCGAGCTGCGGCATGGCCTCGAGATTGGCGGGGCGGCTCAGGGTCGGGGCCATGGCGAAGGTGACCTGGCCGGACCAGTCCTTCGTGACGGCATCGACCACCGAGGTGGAGATATCGGGATTGACCCGGCCGAACTTCTCGCGGTTCTGGGCCGTCAGCTCGTCGCGATGGGCCAGAACGCAGGCCTTGGCACCGCTCTCGACCATCTTGCCCGCGACGGCCGACAACATGATGGTCTTGCCCGATCCGGTCGGTGCGATGCCGAGTGTGTTGCCGTGGGTCGAGAGCGCAGCGAGGCTGCGCTCCACGAAGAGTTTCTGGCGGGGACGAAGGCGCATGGGCGTGCCCTCACTCGGCCCAGGACGGGCGGCCCGGGGTTGCCGGGGCGGTGGGTTGCCGCGCGGTCGAAGACTGCGGCGCAGGTTGCGCAGGCGGCTGATAACCGTGCCCTGCCGTCCCCATGATCCGGGCATAATCCCGATGTTCCGGCGTCACCGCCCCGCGGATCTCGTTCTTCTCCTCGCCCATGGCGTCGGTGCCGATATCGATCCGGGCGACGAACTCCAGCCCATCGAGATCGGCAAAGCCGCTGATCCGCCGCGCCGCCTGTGCCTCGGGCGACTGTTCCTTGTCGGAAATCCCTCGCGCCGAGTTCAGCATGCCGCGGATGAGGCTGCGGCCCATGTTGGCCCAGTCCGGCCCTTTAGGGCTGTAAAGGCCAATCAGCGTGAAGATCTTGCGCCGGGCATAGGGCCCCTCAAGCACGGTGAACTCGCCGTTGAGATACACGGCACCGGTCGCGCCACGGGTGGCATAGCCCCCAGTCCAGCCCTGCGCGGGGTCGTCGAAGCCGCCGGGGCGGATCGTCAGCCGCACCTTGGCGAGCGTGCCCTTGGGGATGAGGTTTGCGTTGGATTGGGCGTCGTTGAAGTCGTTCCACAGGCCAGACATGGCATTGGTCCTTTCAGTTGGAGGGATCGGCTTGAGGTGTGTCGGTGGGCGCCGGGATGGTCGGCGGGTCGATCACCAGCGGGCGCGCATCGAGCGGCAGAAGCTGGTGGATCTTGTCGATCAGGCGCCCCAGGTCGGGAGGCTCGAGCATCTCCAGCCGACCGGAGCGGTCCTTGGCCGGATAGCCCCATGGGTTCTGCGTCTGGCAGACGAAGACGCGCCGCGGCACGCCCTGATCGTCGGGCAGCGCGGTCAGCGTCAGCACCTCGTCGACGATGCCGGGCAGTTCGAGGCCCGTCTTCGAGCCGTCGATCTGCGGCACGAAGACCTTGCGATTGAAGTCGTCGAGCTTCTCGTCGAGGATGCCGACGAAGATCACGTTCTTCGCCCGGGTGTGCTGGAGATGGGTGAGCCAGGCGATCATCTCGCGCCCGTGCAGCCCGTAGGCGCCGCGCACGTCGGGCTTGCCGGTCTTCTCCGAATGCGCCTCGGGCTGTCCCTTGCACCACTGGAAACACAGCCGGCCAGCCACGGTGATCGAGTCGACGAAGATCGTGTCGTATTTGTCGAGCGCGGCGGGGTCGCCGAACTTCACGCAGACCGCCTCGAAATGCGCCCGGCTGTAGGCTTGGTCGTCGCGGAGCGCCGGGTTCGGCCCGCCGATGAACACCGCGAAATCCCGGCATTCGGTCCAGGTGCGCGGGCGGATCGTATCGATCGCCAGCCCCTCGACGGCGAGATCGCCTGCTTCGAGATCGAAGAACAGCGTCGTGCTTGCCTTGAGCGTGCGCAACAGCGTGGTCTTGCCGATCCCGCTCGCCCCGAAGATTGCCGCCTTCACGCCGCGCATCTCGGCCAACCGCTGATCGGCGGTGATGATGGGTAGGGTCATTGATCCGCCCCTTCCGGCTTGATCTCGACCTTCAGCGCGCCGGGACGCACGGTGCGGGCAGGTTCGAATCCGGCACGGATCGCCTCGGGCCAGGCGGCGTATTTGCGCTCGGGCACCCTGTAGGTGACATTGACATATTGGGCGGGATCGTCGCCGGCCGCGCGGATGCGCTCGACCATCGCGGCGAGTTGTTCCTGGTCCCAATCCACCCGCTTGGGCAGGTCGGCGACCACGGTAAAGTCGCCATCGGCGATGCGCACGGTGCCGGTGTCCTTGCCGCAGGCGCGGCGGGCCTCGGCGGCACGAGAGCCGTAGCGGACGTCCAGCGCGGCGTTGAACCGTGCGGTGACGGCGCGCATCTGGCGCGCGGCCTCGGCGATCTCGCGCTGCATGGCGGCGAGCAATTCGACCGGAAGCTGGGCGATCTCGCCGGTGGGCTGGTTGAGCAACTCGTCGATGCTCGGGGTGTTCTCGGGGTATGGCATGGTGGTCTCCGGTGTTGGGGGGATTTGTGTCAGGCGGCTTCAAGCAGCCGCATGGAGAGCGGCGCGCCGGGCGGGCCCGGCCTGGGGCGGGCAATGGCGATGTAGGCGAATTCGTCGGGGCCGAGCCGGGTCTGCACGAGATGCACGAGCCCCTGGTCCGCGGCGCGCATGGCCGCCGCCGCCACCTGTTGCAGGCTGCGCTGCTGCTCGGACGAGAGCCGCGAGACGACCGAGGTCGCATCCACCGCGAGAAAGCCTCGGTGATAGACCAGCGTTTCGCCGGGCTCGGCCTGCGCGATCCAGGCGCAGAGCCCGACCTCGTCGAGCCCGGGGCCGTTCAGCCCGTGGATCGGCACCACCTCGGCCTCGGTGATGGGCGACAGGCGTCCCATCACGCCGCTCCCGGCGTGGTGTCGGCGGTTTGTTGCAGCTGAACCTGCTCGAAGGCGATGATGTCCTCGAGCCGATAGACCACCCGGCCGCCGATCTTCATGTAGGCGGGGCCTTCACCTGCCCACCGCCAGCGTTCCAGCGTGCGGTGGGAAATGGTCCAGCGCCGGGCGAGTTCCTTCTGGTTGAGACAATGTGGTTTCCGCATCGTGCTTCCCCTCGTTGATGGCTTCGGGGAAGTGATGCCAAATCCCGCTAGGGGATGTCGTCAGGATCAGCGGGGGATGCAGAGGGGGATCACTTGCGCCTTGCGGCAGTGGGGTTTCCGGTCAGCTGGGGGATGAGTGATCCCCCACCATCCCCCAGCCGATCCCCCTTTGGCGCGATCCGCGAGTCGGATCGTGAGGGAAAAAGCCGACTCAGTCGACGTTCAGGCGATAGCCGCCCTTGCGGTCCGAACGGATCAGCTGGCGCCAGTTCTTCTTCGACTTGAACACGTCCGCCATGCGCAGGCTCTTCGAGCCGGCCATGCTGAGGATCGCCTTGCCGTTCTGCCAGGGCTCGCCCGCCTGCGCCGCCGCGTGCAGCGCGCGCACCACCTCGGCCTGGATCGGGCCAAGCTTGAAGCGGTAGCCGTTGCAGCGCACGTCCTGGTAATCGGCGGAGACGATGAAGGTGTTCTCCTCGCCTGCTCCCGAACGACCGGAGAATCCGGATTGAATCTCAAAGCGATCTCGCTCATCCCGCCGCAGCAGGAGATCCCCGATCATCACGAGGACCGGCTCAGCGACGTCCTGCACAACCGCGTAACCGGCTCGGTCGGTGCGGAACGCGCTCACATGGATCTGGCCACAGCGAAACAGCTGAAAGACGTCCTGCGCGTGCAGATCCAGCAGGCCGTTGTAGCGGGTCTGCTCCCACGGCACCGGGAAATGTTCCCCCTCCGGCGTCTCCTCGAAATCGCCGAACTCGATCGGCACGCCGAAGACCCGCACCGACAGCCGCAGCCTGTCGTTCTCGGCGAGATAGATGAGGTCATCCTCGCTGATCGACCAGCGCTCCAGGATCTCGGGCAGCGTGAAATACAGCTTCTCGATATGCACGCGCGCCCTCCGAATCCCGCCCCGATTGTTTACCCTTTGTTCCTATTCGCTTGACGCCTCACGTTCAATCCTGTTTTATCCTATTCTATCCACAACCCGCTGGGGACAACATGACCTTGCATCACACACTGGCCGACCGTCTCAGGGCCCGCGCGCACCAGCTCGGGCTCAGCCCCGCGCATGTGGCCGAGATGGCCGGGGTCAACCGCTCCTTCGTCTACGACATCCTGCGGGGCCGTTCGACCCGTCCGAACGTCGAGCGCCTTGGCGCCGTCGCGCGGGTTCTGAAGGTGGAACGGGACTGGCTGATCCACGGCATCGGCGATGTCGAGGGCACGCCCCCCTTCATCGAGAACCCCGACGAGGCCTTCGTCTCCATCGCCCACGCAAGCCCGCGCCCGTCCATGGGCGGCGGCGCGGTGGTGCAGGATCACGAGGACAGCGCCGGCCGCGCCTATCACTTCCGTCGCTCCTGGATAAAGGGCAGCCTCGGCGCCAGCCCCTCGCAGCTGCGCATCATGCATGTGGAAGGCGACAGCATGGCACCGACGCTTCTGAGCGGCGACACGGTGCTGGTCGACATGGCCCGCCGCACCCCCAACCCGCCCGGCATCTTCGTGCTGGACGACGGCATGGGGCTGGTCGCCAAGCGGCTGGAGCACATCCCCAACAGCGACCCGCCCGCCGTGCGCGTCATCTCGGACAATCCCGTCTACAGCCCCTATGAACGAACGGCCGACGAAATCTACATCGTCGGCCGCATTCGTTGGTTCGCGCGGGAGTTGTGAACTGAACCCTTTGTAGGATACCAACAGGACGTGCCATTGCTTCGGCGTGGAGCGGAACCTAAGCAGTGTTGGAGGGTGAATTTGCACGAAATTGAACAGAGGATTGTCGCGCAGGGGTTCTTTCGCACCTTGCAGGAGCTCGATCGCACTGACCGCAAAGATGAAAATTTAATCAGGGCGATTGCGGAAGCTGCTTCACGACGTAATGTTCTTCTGTCCCAACAGGACTTGGATTTCCTCCGCAAGCTTTCAGGAACTGATTTCTTTGATATCCAAATAATTGCTTGCGAGATCATTCCATTCTTAGACGCGGCACCCAACGAAGTGATGAATTTGGTACATTTGCTTGTGGAGAAAGGCGGAGATGATCTCGCTGCAAATCAGCCAAACGCAGCGTTCCGACAATGGTGTGAATCCGACAAGAGACGGGCCCAGGAGATAATTTCATCTGCGCGCGCCGGTGATTCATTGTCGCTTCGTCATCTCGTATTTGCATTAGAAAGCAAGGACGACTTCCAGGAAGCGATGCGCTCCGCCGAAGCCATAGGCGAAGAACGAACGGCGGGTGTGCTCGCCCTTTCCCGGATGGCGCTCACGCTAGCCGAGGCGGAGCAGGCCGTTGCCTACATATTGGGAATAGCGGAGAGTTGTGAAGCTGAGGGGGCCGCCGCACTTATCAAGGCTGCTCTGGACATAGCCGCCAAACATGAAGATCTAGACCGAGCGGAGTTTGCTGAAGCGTTCGATCGAACGGCAGAAAGCGATTACCCAATAAGCGTTCACCTAATGGCCAACGCATTGAACATGCATCTGAACCAGATGTGCCCAGAAGAAGTTCAGAGATGCCTGGAGGGCATCCTTAAGGTGAACCCAGAAAACAGAGGCACAATTCAAGAAATCGACTCAGCACTGCGTCGCCTTTGGAAATCAAACCCACAGCAGGCGGGCCAGACGGCTGCAAATCTTATCGCCCGTACTGAAGGAGCTATCGGCAAAGACGAACTGCAGGGATTCTTTTCGGCAACAGTGTCAGGTGATCGCAAGAGTCTTGCGACGCTTGCGACCAGCTGGCTTTTGGAAGGAAATTATCATGTGTGCTCAACGCTAACGTCACACCTCTCCGAGATAAACCGAACTTCTCCTTGCGTCGATATTCAGCCAGCAGACCTGCCTCTCGACCCCATCGATCAGGTTTTCTTATGCCGAAAAGCCATTGGCTTCTTGTTTCTTTCGCCCATGACCGCCGCATCTTGGATAGTCGCGGTCCTCAGGGCCGGGAATCCGGAAGCTACAAGGGAAGTAGCAGACTTACTCTTCGACCCATTGCTGTTGAACTATGGTGGCGCGCTCAAGGACTGGCTTGAGAGTATCAACGGCACTGATGGCCCTGAAACAAAAGCCATTAGCTCCGCCATCCACCAGGCAAATAAGCTGTTGGACGGATTTGAGGCGGCCCGTGAGGTTGTCGAGTTGGAGCCACAAGCGTCTCAGAGGGCTCTTGTTCGCTTTCAAGAAGCAGAAGAAGCAGCCCGGATTCAAGAAATGGCCAGAGAGAAATCAATTTTCGCACAGATTGTGACGACGCAATCGCTGCTCTATGGCGATCAGTCGAGTTTCAGCATGAAAGACGGTGAAGGCAATCGCTGCTCCCAGGCGGTGCACATGGCTGAAATGTCTGTCAGCAGTGAACTTCCAAAGGGAGTTATTTTCGACCCGGTCGGGACTGAATGGTTGCTAGAGAGGTTCCGCCATGAGCAGAGGGTGATCGCGTGAAGCTCCTCGTTCGACAGCATCTGCAAGGCATGAAGGAGCGCGGAGAGCTAGACGTTCTGCTGCCGCTGCTCCTCAGCGAATTGGGCTACGAAATCGTTCATCATCCAAGAATTGGTGGACGGCAAGCAGGCGTCGATGTCGCTGCTGTTGGCCCTGATCCTGACGCGGATGGAGCGAAGTCACTTTTGCTATTTGTTATCAAAGCTGGCGACGTAGGGCGCGTAGACTGGGACGGAACGTTGCAGGCGGTACGTCCATCTTTGGGAGAGGTTCTAGACGACTACATTCCAAATCGGGTTCCCCAGCAGTATCGCAGCCTGCCAGTGGCGATATGCGTTTGCATGGGAGGGGAGATCCAAGAGGGAATCCGGGCGCAATGGCGCGGGTTTGTTGAGCGCCATTCAACAGAAACACTCCGCATACGTGAGTGGAACGGCGATCGTCTGGCAAATTTGATCCTGTCGGGCATCCTTGGACAAGAGCTACTTGATCCTGACCATCGCTCGCACTTCCAGAAGGCGGTAGCCCTGGTGAGCGAGCCGGGAGAGTCATACCGAAATTTCCGGGCGCTACTGGATGCCCTCACCGAGAGTATTGAAACCGACCGGCAAGGCACAAAACGCCTCCGGCAAATGATGATTTGCCTCTGGATCGTCGTAAGTAACGGTATTGATGCGGGTAATCTCGACGCACCTTACCGGGCATGCGAGTTGGCGATGCTGCATGCCTGGGATGCGTTCCGGCGCTGCCCCGAAAGTGCGAGGGTCCGACGCGCAGAACGTCAGGAGATTCTTGACCACGTTCTTTCACTCTACCTCAACGTAAGTAACAAGCTGATAGTCGAGAAAGTCGGGCCGCATACAGTGAAGCAGAACGCGCTTTCGGCTGCTGTCCGTTCACGGTCTTCGCTCGACGTCAACCTGGCATTGTTCGAGACCCTAGGACGTGCCGCACTTCTGGGACTATGGCACCATTATATCGCTTGCTCGAGCGAAGGTGACCGACAGGGCGAACACCTCAAACTGCGCGACCAGATCCTTGACCTCGCAATTTCCATGATCAACACGAATCCAAGCTTGCTTGCCCCGATGCGAGACGATCATCACATCGAGATTGGTATGCTAATGCTTCTGGCCCAAGGTTGCGGCCGCGTGCATGATGTTGACCACTATTTTCGTGAGGTAGCATCCCGGCTTTCGTATCGATATATCCGCCGTTCGCATTGGGTGACCTACTTCCAAGATTATCGTCAGTTGGCCCGCCATCCGATAAGTCGCGACGACGCCTATTTTGAGCGCTCCACGTGCGGGAGTGTTCTTGTTCCTTTCGTCCTCGTTGGGCTAGAGCGCCTCTCAGCGACGGACGAAGTGAAAGCTTTCAGAGATGTCGTGGGCCGTGTACTTTCTCATATGACCAAGCAGGTATGGGTTCCCAGTGAACAGACGGATAATTTCATCTGGCGAACTGGCGAAACGATAGGGTTCGGCATTCCAATTACAGAGGTCAACACTGACGACAGCGATACATCGTTATCAGATGAAATTGACGCACTCGTCACCGAACATGATCAGATTCTTCGAATGGAAGCTTTTGTACGCGGTTTAGTCCCGTTGTTCATGACCGCGTGTCGGCATCATCGCGTACCTTTGCCGCCACATCTCTGGTTCCAGGTCGACAACGCCAACCAGAGGAAAAAGGACGTAGTGGCGAGGAAAGCCGACGATCAGCTGGGAAATGTCTGATCGGGAAAAACACGTTCGCTCTCAAACTGCCGCTCAGAGCATTGCCTTCAGTCCGAGATTCTTCACCCAATGGGTCAACATGGCCTGATACCGAGGTGAAAGGTCTAACCCCGCCAATGATGATCAGGCATGGCAAACACGAGCAAGCTCTTTGAGTTTCGCATCCCTACGACAACCCTCTGATTTCTCTTGAAATCCTTCCCCTCGCGCGGCGAACACGGAGCAAACTGCCTCAGGAGGTTCGCTCCCCATGCCCGACGATTTGTCCTTCGCGCCGCCCGCCGAGACGCTCACCGCCAACCAGCGGCTCGCTGAACTGGCCGAGATCCTCGCCGGCGCCGTTTCGCGCGCCAACCCGGCGAAACCTAACGATAATTCTCCCACCGACCCAGACAGTTCGCTGGACATTCTCGCCCTCAGACGCCGTCGTCGGAGGCAGTTGCGAAACCGAGTTGGAGGCGAGGAATGAGGCACACAAGATCGAATGGAAGCTCCACAGGACGGCCCGACGTCCTGGCCGAGCTGATGGCCCTGCGGGCGATGAGCGTGGCGCAGTTGCGCGAGAAATGGGAGGCGCTGTTCGACGCGCCTGCGCCCAATGGCAGCCGCGGCAATCTCGAGCTTCGACTGGGCTACCGCATCCAGGAACTGGCCCTCGGCGGGCTGGGGCGCGAGACCCGGCGCACGCTCGATGTGCTGGCCGAGGAGGTCGCCGCCGGCAAGCTGGGCGGCATGGTCTCGGATCCGCGCAAACCCGCCCCCGGCACCAAGCTGGTGCGCGAATGGGAGGGTGAAGAGCATGTCGTCACCGTGCTGGCGGACGGGTTCGAATGGCAGGGGCGGCGCTTCAAGTCGCTCTCGGCCGCCGTGCGCGCCATCACCGGCGTGAACTGGAACGGCTGGCGCTTCTTCGGCCTCGACCGGACGGGAGGGGTGAAATGACCGCGCGACAAACGCCCGCGCGCCGCCTGCGCTGCGCCGTCTACACCCGCAAGTCCACCGAGGAAGGGCTCGACATGGAGTTCAACAGCCTCGATGCGCAGCGCGAGGCCTGCGAGGCCTACATCGCCAGCCAGCGCGCCGAGGGCTGGGCCTGCCTGCGGGACCGCTACGACGACGGCGGGTTTTCCGGCGGTACGCTCGACCGCCCGGCGCTGAAGCAGCTGATCGCCGACATCGAGGACGGGCTGGTGGACGTGGTGGTGGTCTACAAGATTGACCGCCTCAGCCGCGCGCTGATGGATTTCTCGAAGCTGGTGGAGATCTTCGACCGCCACGGCGTGACCTTCGTCTCGGTCACCCAGTCCTTCAACACCACCACCTCCATGGGGCGGTTGACGCTCAACATCCTGCTCAGCTTCGCCCAGTTCGAACGTGAGGTGATCGGCGAGCGCATCCGCGACAAGGTGGCCGCCTCGAAGAAGAAGGGCATGTGGATGGGCGGCTTCGTCCCGCTCGGCTATGACGCCGTTGACCGCAAGCTGGTCATCAACCCGGCCGAGGCCGAGAACGTTCGCACCATCTTCGAGCTTTTCGCGCGGTCCGAGACCACGGCCTCGGTCGTGCGCGAACTGGACGCGCGCGGCATCCGCTCCAAGCGCGGCCGGCCCATCGACCGCGGCGCGCTCTACAAGCTTTTGCACAACCGCATCTATCGTGGCGAGATCACCCACAAGGGCGCGACCTATCCCGGCGCGCATGAGGCGATCATCAGCCCCGAGTTGTGGGACGCCGCCCATGCCGTTCTCAAGGGCAACACGCATGCCCGCGCCGGGCGCACCCGGGCGGCCGCGCCAGCCCTTTTGCGCGGGCTGATCTTCACCCAGACCGGCGCCGCGATGACGCCGCATCACACCAAGCGCAAGGGCAAGCGCTATTGCTATTACACTTCGATGGACGTGATCCGGGGCCGGCCAAGGGCCGAGCTGCGCGGGCCGCAACGGCTGCCGGCGGCGATGGTCGAGGAAGCGGTGATCGCCGAAGTGCGGCGGATGCTGCGCACGCCCGAGGTCGTGGCGCGCACGGCACGGGCACTGAAGAAGGAACGCGCGGATCTCGACGAGAACACCGTCGTCGCCACGCTCGCGCAATTCGATGACATGTGGGCCGCGCTGATCCCAGCCGAACAGGCGCGCGTGGTGCAGCTCCTGGTCGCGCGCGTAACGGTCGGCGAGGACGGCATGGACATCGACCTGCGCCATGACGGGCTCGGCGCCTTGGCGAGCCTGCTGACGCCCGAAGCAGAGGACGCAGCCTGATGCCCACGCAAGACACGATCCGCGTCCACGTGCCGCTCACCTTGCGCAAGCGCGGCGGCCGCCCGCGCATCCTGCCGCCCAAGGACACGGAGGCCGCAACGCCCACCGGTCAGGATCCCCGCCTCCTGCGCGCCATCGGACGGGCTTGGCGCTGGCGGAAGATGCTTGAGGCCGGCGAGGTCGCCACGCTCACCGATCTCGCCGCCGACGAAGGTCTCTCCGACCGCTACCTCAGCCGCCTCACACGCCTCGCCTGGCTGGCGCCCGAGGTACTCGAACGCCTCGTCGTCCACCGCGAACCCTGCGCGATCACCATCTACGAGCTTTGCCTGATCGCCTCGCTACCATGGGAGGAGCAGGTGGAGCGGGTGTTTGAGGATAATTGAAACCAATACCTATTCCAATGACCGTCTCCAAGTTCTACTCTCAGTTGCACGTGACGAGTGGAGTAGATCAAATTGCTAGACCAGAATGAATTTCAACCTGGCTTTCCCCAATGGACCGAACTTGGTCAGGTCACAGGCCTTGATCCGTTGGGAATGCAACGACCCATTGAAGTCGTCTATCAGTCTCTCTTGCCTGGAATCAGCACCATCACTCTACGTTTGCGCTATTATTCGTTCTTCCCTTGGCTTCTCGACGCCTACGCGCGCCGAAGCGGAAGCACCGCTTTGGAAGATTTCCGGATCTTCCAGCGGCGTGCCGAGGCGCTGTTTGCGCTGATATGCGCGCGTGGCGACTATGAACCTGGTGTCGCTGGAATCGAATGGGCTTTGCGCGCTGTGAGTGGCATCGGCAGCGACCCGAGTATGGACCAGATCATCGATTTTTCGGACGGTGCCGCTCCTGATGCGAGTCCTGACAATCGTTACCTGAAGAACAAGGGGGGCGCATTTGGCGGCATTTACGCCAGCCAGTTGCGCGAAATGAATCTCATCCGAATGGATGATCCCGATCTTCCGGTTCCATATTGCTTAAACGCGGCCATGCCTCTGGCGGAAGCGATGCAGAACGAACTGGGCGATCTGGCGGAAGTGTTCCTTGCCGCAGTCGAAGAAGGTCGCGTCACCGTTGAAGATCTGGATCGGCTCGCGCCCTTAAAGCCTTCTCGCATCCGCGAAGGAAGTTCGGAGCAGGCAGCCCTCGTTGCGATATTGACCGGCAGGCAACAGAATGCCGGTGCGTCCGACGCCCTTCGACGTCAAACTCTGCTCAAGCTTCTGGAACTATCCAAAGCCCTCGGTCGGGCGCCCCGCGCAGACGACGCCAAATGGGCATGGTTCGAAACGAATGATCGTGACCGCTCCGATGACGACAACGGGGTTTTGGGGCTCTGGTCTCTGTATCAGGCAAGCGACCTCATGCGTCTGGCCTATGAGGGTATTTTGTCGGCCGGGTTGCGCATACTGAACCGCGCTCCTTTCAGTCGCCAACCTCTAACCACGCTTGTGGCAGACATTGCCGAGTTCTCCGGTATCGATGCGACAGAATCGTGGTCCGACACGCTTACCGCCCTTTCCGCGAAAGCAGCGCCGGAAACGACCGCCAGGAATGCGCAGGCCAGACTCTTGGATGCAGAAAAGACAGGCGAGGACGCGGACGAAATCCGCGCCGCGCTCGAACTGATCGGAGCGCTATGGGCCAAGCGCGAAGACTATCGACCCGAGACCATGCGGTGGCTCCGGGCGGCGGACCACTTCCGTTCATACGCCACTGAACTGCGCTACTTCGAGGACCTCCTGGACCGTCCGACTGGGTCGGCCTTGAGCGCAATCATTTCCGAAAGGATCATCAAACGGCATCTGTGGGTTGCGTCGCGAAAATTCCGCAATCAAAGGGCTTATACCTTTCTGATGGAGCCGGACGACGGCATGCTGCGATACCGCACCGGCTTCACGGTTTCCCCGAGCAGTCCGCGGATCGACCAGGCGGTCCAGTTCCTGAGAGACGCAAAATTGCTGAACGATGACGGACCGACGACTTTGGGTTTGAGTGAAATCGAGCGGCAATGAAATACTACGACGTTTTTGGAGAAAGCGGATATGATTCCGCGTTCTTGACGACTTACGCCTTTTCAGCCCAGGCGTTCGAGGATGTGCCGTTCCCGCGCCTGAGGGGCGCTGGGTGCCGGAATATTTCGGTGTTGGCAGATCAGGGCATGGTAAACACCAGCTTCGAAGAATTCGGTCCGCCGCGCTTTGCCGGCACGCTCTATCATGTCGTCAAGATTTCCGTACCAGGCGCGTTCCATCCCAAAATCACGTTGCTGAGCGGGGCGGAAAAGGGCCGCTTGCTGATTGGTTCGGCCAACCTCACGGGCCTGGGGCTGGGCGGAAATCGTGAACTGATTGCCGACATTCCATATACTGCCGAGCGGCCAGAATACTTGCACATTTTCGGGCAAGCTCTGCGCTATATCGCGGGTCATGTTCCCAGCGACGATCCGTGGTTTTCTTCCGCGCTCGAGCGTGCATTCAGGCAGTCGCGATGGCTGCAGACGGCGTATCTTGATGAAACAAGTGAAGATCTGGAGGATTTGAAGCTAATCATCGACCGGCCAGACGAAGCCATCCTTGGGCAGATCGTAAAGGCGATCGGCGGAGATCCGATCGAACGGCTGATCGTGATTTCGCCGTTCTGGGATGAAGGGTTAGAAGGGCTCAGGCGGCTTCGCAACGCTCTTGGAAATCCTGAAACCGATCTGCTGGTGCAGTCTTCGGCGGGGCAATTCCCGGTGGAGAGCGTGACGCGACATGACAAGTTAAGGCTTTTCGATGCTGCCGTTGACGGGTCCGCGAGATTCGTCCACGCGAAACTTTTCCTCGCACGGGGCGCGACGTGGGATCACGTCATATCAGGCAGCATGAACTGCTCGTTTCCGGCACTGCTCGGGCCCGAGGCATCCAATGGCAATGCCGAGGCAGGAATCTACAAGCGCGTCATCCGCGGCGCCGCTCTGACCACGCTTGGGTTGGAGGGATATGAGGACCACCCCCTGCAGTTCTCGGACCTTCCACCGAAAGATCAAAGGGCATCTGTACTCTCGTCCCCGCCCGATCCGGCAGACGCTGGCACATTCGAGTTGCACGCGTGTAGGCTGACATGGCGGCCGCCGGTGCACGGCGCCTTCGACGCACGTGAAATCCGGCTTCTCGACCGGGACGGGTCAGAGACAGGCCAGGTTCTCGAGATCGGTGCCGCCTCGGGCAAAAACTGGGAAATTGATCCCGATTTGCCGCGCCCTCGGCTCGCGGTGGTCGTGGCGACGGACGGCACCCGTTCCGCGCCGACATACGTGATAGATCTCGATGTGCTGGCCTCGTCAACACGTCCCGTACAGCGGGGACGCAAACGCAGGATTATTGATGAACTGGAAGAACTGGAGCAGGAGGACCTGACCATTCTCGAGGCGTTGAACGAATTGGAGATGCTCGACGATCCTTCTCAGAATGAAATATCTGCCCAGAGCAAACCGCACGCGAAAGAAACATCGACCGACTCGGAAAACAAGGACCACAAGGTCCTTCCATATGAAGCATTCGTGCAAGCCCGAAATCGTGCTCGTGAGCAGGATCAACATCGTCCCCATTGGGTCGCTGGCCGGGGAGAAACCGCGGCCAGCGTTATCAACGCCTGCTTGAACCGCCTCGTGGGTTTGGTATCCGAAGATTTTTCAGAGGCGGACGAACGCGCCTTGATGCAGGATGCCTCCACGGATCTTCGCACGACCGAGCCTTCGCAAGACGACGAGAATACGGCGGAAAGTCACGATAACTCTGTTTCCAAGCAAGAAAAATCTGCGCAGCGCGCACGCGCAAAGGCGACAGCTAGGAAGTTCCTGGAAGCCGTTCAATCATTCGAAAAGCGGACCGCATCGTTGAAGAAAAAAAGGATCACCACTGCCGAGCTCGTCAGACTGCGCGCCTTGCTTCAGGTTGTCATGGCAAGCGCGGTGCCGATATCGGGCGCATCGCGGGCGCATCAGGTGCTCACGCTGAACTCAAAGGATGGTACCGAGTGGCCCCGCCTGATCGGCCGTCTGCTCTTGCAGCACTTCGGCACGATCCGCGCTCTCCAGTTGCTCGATGTAGAAGCAGATGAAGCCGAACACACCCGCGTTCTCGACTATCTCGCCACAGCCAGATTTGCTGCGCGCGCGGCGGTCAAGGGCGCTTCTGCCAGCCCCGCCCTGGCTCCGATCCAAAGGAAACTCAAAGAAATAGCCGCCGACATCGATACGCAAGTCAAAGCCATCTCAAAGGGCAACGATTCCGACTCAGCCTCTTTGGCTGGCCTCGAAGAGAAGCTGGAGACGAGGTTCGGTTACCTCTTTTCGTGAGGAAGATTTCACTTTGCCTTCAATGAAAGCTCGCCTCAAATGTCGTCGGCGTCAGCGAGACATGCGCATCGAGCGGCGGGCGTAGTTCGAACGCTTTGGGCTCGCGGGAAAACCGGTAGAGCCGGAACAGGCACCATTCCTTGCGCCGCTCCTCGGCAACGGCCAGTTCGTTGCGGCTGATGTAGAACGGTGTGCGTTCCCATCCGTTCGTCGTCTTCACCTCGATAAGCCGCGACTGGCCATCCGGTGCGAAGCTGGCAATGTCATAACCCGCGCCGTCGCCATCCTCCTCCGACACCCATCGCACCTTGCGCGCCAGGTCATCCCGCCCGGCGGCCTTGAGCGTGGCCCGCTCATGCGCCAGCACGCGTTCCTCGCCGGCACGGCCCAAGGCGCGGTTGCGCTCGTCCCGGCCCGCGACGTCGAACTTGGCGGCCACATGCAGCATCTGCTCCAGCTCCTGCGGCGGCGGCTGGTTCGAGAGCGTCGGCGCCGGACCGACCCAGAGCGGCGCGGCCTCGTGCAACCCGGCGGCGGTTTTCGGCATCCGCCCCAGCCAAGCCGGGTTGAGCGCCAGCCATCGTGCCACCGCATCGATCAGGGATGTCTGGAAGTTGAACGCGGGCTTGTAACCGGGGATCCAATCCTCGCCCAGCCCCTTCAAGACCGCGCTGATGTTCTGGTGCTTGAACTCGACAGAGCCTTCAGTCCGGCCGTTCAAGAGCGGCAGGAGCGCACGGCGATGTTCGGCCTTGTTGTAGGGCCGCTCGGCCAGATCATCGGCCAGCATCGCGAAGTAATCCGCGACGATCAGGTCGTTTTCTTCATCGGTCCAGGGCGCTTTCGACATCGCGGCCAGGCTAGAGACGGATTGCGCGTTTGTCATCAAGGCTTTCGCGGGCGGACGGGAGACATATGCCGTCATCCCTACGCACCAGCCTGCCACCAGCCCCAGCCACTACGCCTCCTGTTGGTTCGCGCCATGTTCCCCTCGTAGGCATTGGAGACAGGGGGCGAAGTTTTGGCGGGGTTGAAACTCAGGTCATTGAAAACGCTTGTGAAAATCACACCGAACCGAATTGCGCGAGGTTCGCTCGACCAGAGACCAAGGGCGGTTCAGAGACCGAAACCGGGGGTGCAGCCCGTCTCAGAGGTTCGGACCCAATCCGCAAACCCCTTTGAAAACAGGGAAAATTCCGGCGCTGACCGGGGGTGTTGCAAGTTTCGCAATGGTGATGGTGGCGGCCCGAGAGGGATTCGAACCGCCGGGACCGCCCGCTCACGGCCTCCTCCGGATATCCCTTCTCCGCCGTTCCTTGAGCGGGTGCTCGGGCCGCAGGGCGCGCAGGAAGCCGCGGGTCCTGGACCAGTTGAGGAACTGGCTGAAGCTGTCGACCTGGTCGTCATTGCGGCCGCGGGGGAAGGCCTGGAGCTCGTGGCGGAAGGCGGGCAGCCAGGGGGCCTCGCGGGGCAGCATGACCTTGCCCTCCTGGACGGGTGCGCAGGCGGCGGAGAAGCGGGTCTCCTTGTTCTGATCGGGCCTGATCGCGACGAAGCGCCGGTCCCGCCCGGCCCGGGCCAACTCGTCGAGAAGGGGCTTTCCGGTCGCGGCGTCCTCGATGAGGATCTTCTCCGGCGCCCATTGCCGGTCCAGTGCCATCACCCGTGCCCGGAGGTCCGGGTAATCGAGCTGCCCCCGCCAGAGATCGAGCAGGTGCCAGTGCGGGTGCAGGTAGCCCCAGGTGGTGCAGACCGACCAGTCGGACCTTGGGTCCGCCGACATGCCCGTGTCCCAGCTTTGCACGATGAGCTGGTAGCGGGCCCGCGGCAGGGCCTCGTCCCAGGTTCCGAACCATTCCCAGCGCAGCGGCGAGCCCTCGGGGGCCACAGGGTTCTGCTGGTACTGGCAGTTGAAGACGGCGCTGCCCATTTCCCGGCGCATCCGGTCCAGCGTCTCGCGGTCGAGCCGCTCGGGGAAGAGCAGATCGCCCGGGCGGCGCTCGTGCACCCGGCCCCGGCCGATGGCGACCCGCTCGTGGGTCTCGGCGATGGCGGGCAGGTTCAGGTGCCGGTAGGTGCCCTTGTCGATCAGGTAGCCCGGCGGGTCCATCTCGTGGAGCCGCTGCGCCACCATCACCACCCGCCCCTCGGAGGGGTTGTCGAAGCGCGAGAGCAGCGTGCCCTCGATGAAGTCCTGCGCGCGGATCAGCTCGGCCTCCGAGGTGGCATCAGCGGCCTTCATCAGGTCATCGATGATGATGTGATCAGCGCCGTGGCCGGTCACCGCGCCCCCGATCGAGACCGCCTTGCGGCTGCCGCCGGAAGTGGTGCGGATCTCTTCGACGGTGTTGCCGGTGCGGGCAAGGCGGGTTGCGGGGAAGATCTCCTGGTACCATTGCGCCGAGATGATCTTGCGGCAGTCCTCGGCATGCTTGCGGGCAAGATCGAGCCCGTAGCTTGCCACGATGATCTTCGCCCCTGGTGCGTGGCCCAGAAGGAACGCGGGCCAGGCCACGGTGACCGACTTGAGGCAACGGGGCGGAATGGTGATCACCAGCCGCTTGTTCTCGCCCGCGCGCAAGGCCTCCAGCTCATGGCACATGGCGCGCACGTGCCAAGCCGGCACGAACTTCACGCCGGCCCCGGCATGCAGCGTGTCGAAGGCGCGCCAGAGGAAGGCGAAGAAGTCGTCGCGGCAAACCGCCAGCGCCGCCTGCCGGATGAGCGCGGGGTCAGGCTTCGTCATCGGCACCCTCCTCCGCGGTGTCGGTCGCAGCCCCCTTCTCAGACTGACCGAAGTAATCCCGCAGGATCTCGAAATCGACCGGCTCTGCCTGGGCCGCCTTGCCCGCCTCCTCGACCTGGTCGGCAACCGTGCCATAGAGCTGCGGGTCGAGCTTCAGCAGCGCCAGCAGCGCCTTCTTGTCACCCGTGAGCGCATCATTGGTCAGGCGCTTGGCCATGGCCTCGCCCTTGGTCAGTCGCAGCTCGCGATTTCCTTCCCGTATGGTGATCTTCGTCTCGAGTTCGCGCTTGAGGCTGGCCGTGAGCCCGCGGGCGCCCTTCGGCCGGCCTTTCGGGTTGCCCGACTGCCCCTTCCGGAACCGCGTGTGCTTCGGCGGCTTGCGGTAGCCCACCTCGTAGTCTGTCTTGCGCTCAGCCATCGGCAACCTCCTCTTGTGCCGCGGCCAGCCGCTCGGCGCGCTCGGCAAAGCGCTCACCCGTGACCGCCTCGCGGGCCTGCCCGCCGGTCATCTCCTGCCAGCGCCGGATCGCCACGTCGACATAAAGCGGGTCGAGCTCGATGAGCCGTGCCCGCCGGCCGGTGCGCTCGGCCGCAAGCAGCGTCGCGCCCGAGCCGCCGAAGGCATCGAGCACCACCTCGCCCCTGTGGCTCACGTCCATGATCGCATCGGCCACCAGCGCCGTGGGCTTGACCGTCGGGTGATCGGCCAGGTCCGCCTCCCGCCCGGCACCGAAGCTGTTGACCCCGGCATGGTCCCAGACATTGGTACGGTTGCGCCCATGCCGGCCCAGCTCGACGTTGTTCACATGCGCCCCGCCGGGCTTCTTGAAGATGCAGACGAGCTCGTGCTTGGAGCGGTAGAGGCTGCCCATCCCGCCGTTGGTCTTGTTCCAGACGCAGAGGTTGATCAGCTCGAACCCGGCCGACTTGCCCGCCCCGATCAATTCCTCGACGTGGCGCCAGTCCATGCAGACCATGGCGATGCCGCCCTTGGGCAGGTGGCGCTCGAGGTGGACGAGAAAGCCCCCGAGGAAGCGGCGGAACTCGTCCGCCGTCATCTCTCCCGAGGCCATGACGAATTCGCGATGCGCCCCGTTGCTCCCCGCGCGCACGTGACCCTGGACGGGCACGTTGTAGGGCGGATCGGTGAAGACCATGCGCGGCACCTCGCCCTCGAGGACCCGCGCGTAGCTCGCCGCATCGAGCGCGTCGCCACACAGAAGCCGGTGCGGCCCGAGGATCCAGAGATCCCCGGGACGGGCGATGGCCGGGCGATCGGGATCGGGCAGGTCCACCGTCTCGGGTTCCTCCTCCTCGGTGCCCGCACCGGCCAGCATGATGTCGATCTGGGGCATCTCGAAGCCGGTGATGTCGAGGCTGAAGTCGAGATCCCCCTCGATCCCGAGGTCGAGCAGGTCGGCGAACTCGATCCGCAGCGCCTCGACGTTCCACTCCGAGAGCTCGGCCAGCCGGTTGTCGGCGATGCGCAGGGCCCGCACCTCGGCCTCGGAGAGATGATCGGCGACCACGGTCGGCACCGTCTCAAGCCCAAGGGCCTTTGCCGCCTCGAAGCGCCCGTGCCCGGCGATGATCACGCCGGAGGCATCGACAAGGATCGGGGTGACGAAGCCGAACTGCGCCACCGAGGCCTTGAGCTTGGCGATGTTCTTCTCGGTATGGACGCGGTTGTTGTTGGCATAGGGCTTGAGCCTGGAGAGCGGGGTCTGGACCACCTTCTCGGCCATCCAGATGGTGGGCGGGCTGGCGGGTCCGCCACGCTGCGTGGGGCTTTGGCGCATGGGCACTCGTTCTCGTTCGGGCCGCCGCGGCGGCAGTGGATCTCTGGACCGCAGGCAGCCGGAGGGAGGGCGCGCCAAGCGCCTCCCCGGATCGCTGCAATCCGGTGACGAGCCCCGTGATCAAGGATGAGATCGGCTTGGGGCGGACTCCGGCACTATTGCCAGCAGGCCAAGCCCAAATACCTCGGGGTAGTCCCAAGATAAGCGATGCGGGTTATGCCTGCAAGTTATTGATTTTGTTGACATAGAATCTGGCACCTGCAATCCACACCCTTGATTTTCTTGGCAAGAAACCTGGGCGGCCAAAGAGGGCTGGACTTCCCGCGCAACGGAAGCATCCCTGTCACCACGCCCGACTGCCTCGGGCTCTCCTCGGTAGGAGGGGCCGCATCCCGCGGTCCCGCGACAGCCAGGGAGAAAACCCATGCCCAAATCACCACAGACCAAGATCGACACGGTGCGCTCCATGCTCGCGCGGCCCGCGGGGGCCAGCCTCGCGGCGCTCTGCAAGGCCACCGGCTGGCAGGCCCATTCGGTGCGCGCCGCGCTCAGCACCCTGCGCAAGAAGGGACTGCCGATCGAGCGCCGCGAAGGCGCGGACGGCAAGCCCGCCACCTGGCACATCCCCCGTGAGCCGGAGGCGAAGTCGTGAACTGGCCCGATGATGTCCGCAAACTGGAGGCCATGGACCGGCCCGCGCTCACCGCGCTCTGGCAGGAGCTGTTCGACACGCCCGTGCCCCGCGGTCTCAGCCAGCCCTTCCTGCGCCGCTTCATCGCTTTCGAACTACAGGCCCGCCGCCATGGCAGGCTGCCCCGCGCCGTCGCGGCCGCTATCGAGAAGGGCACGGGCGGCACGCCGCGCCGCGTCAGCCCGCGGCTGAAGCCCGGCGGGCGGCTCGTGCGCGAGTGGAACGGCGTGACCCATGTCGTCGACGTGACCGAGGACGGGTTTGCCTGGAACGGCCGGTCCTACCGCTCGCTCTCGGCCATCGCCCGGGCGATCACCGGCGCGCACTGGTCGGGACCGCGCTTCTTCGGGTTGAGCGGAAAGGCACAGGGATGACCACACCGCGCAAGATCCGCTGCGCGATCTACACGCGCAAGTCCTCCGACGATGGGCTCGACCAGGCATTCAACTCGCTCGATGCGCAGCGAGAGGCCTGCGCGGCCTATATTGCCAGCCAGCGCCACGAGGGCTGGAAGCTCCTCGCAACCCGCTACGACGACGGCGGCCTCTCCGGCGGCACGCTCGAGCGGCCCGCGCTCCAGCGCCTCCTCGCCGACATCGACGCGGGCCGCATCGACATGGTCGTCGTTTACAAGATCGACCGGCTCACCCGCTCGCTGGCTGACTTCGCACGGCTGGTGGAGCGCTTCGAGCAGGCCAGCTGCTCCTTTGTCTCGGTCACCCAGTCCTTCAACACCTCCTCCTCGATGGGCCGGCTGACGCTCAATGTGCTCCTGTCCTTTGCCCAGTTCGAGCGGGAGGTGACCGCCGAGCGCATCCGCGACAAGATCGCCGCCTCCAAGAAGAAGGGCCTCTGGATGGGCGGGACCGTGCCCCTTGGCTACGATCGCCACCCCGATCCCAACACCCGCGAGCTGGTGGTCAACGCGGACGAAGCCCGGACGGTACGCCGCCTCTTCACGCTTTACGCCGAGCATGGCTGCCTGCGCCGGGTCACCGAGGCCGCAGCGCGCGAGGGGCTGCGCTCCAAGCGCCGGGTTCGCGCCGATGGCACTCTCACCGGCGGCCGCCCGCTCTCGCGCGGGCAGATCCACTATCTCCTCTGCAACCCCGTCTATCGCGGCCAGATTCGCCACCGCGAGAAGGTCTGGCCGGGCCTACACGAACCCATCATCGAAGAAGGCCTCTGGACGGAGGTGCAGGAGAAGCTGCAGGCAGCGGCGCGGCGGCCGCGCGGCAGCAAGGAAGAGATCCCGGGCCGCTCGCAGTCGACCCAAGCCGTGCTCACCGGCAAGCTGCGCGACGAGACCGGCGACCGGCTCACCCCCACCCATACGAGCCGCCACGGGCGCCGGCTGCGCTACTACATCTCCAACCGCCTCGTCTCCGGCGGCCCAGACCCCAGCGGCTGGCGCCTGCCGGCCCCGGCGCTGGAGCGGGCGATCCGCGACGTGCTTTGCGACCACCTCGAGGAAGCTGCAGCGTCGCATCGTGTGCTGGCTTCGCCGGACGCGTCTCAGGACGCCGCGGTGGCCAAGGCGGTCGCCAACTTCGTCGGGCGCCTGCGCACGGATGCCGGCCCCGCGTGGGCCGACCTCATCGCGGAAGGCCGGCTTGCGCGGAACAGGGTCGCGATCGACCTCGACGCCAACAAGCTGGCCGAGGCGCTTGGCCTCACGGCCGAGGACCTCGCCCCCACCCTCTGCCACATCACCGCGCCGCTCCGCCTCCGCCGGCGCGGCGTCGAGACGAAGATCATCGCCGGCGAACCCGCACCCGCGCCCGACCCGCACCTGCGCGCCATGCTGATCCGCGCCCATGGCTGGGCCAGGGCGCTCAGGGCCGGGCGCCCGCTTTCCGAGATCGCCACGGCCGAAGGCGTCTCCGAGTCCTTCCTGCGCACCCGCGCGCAGCTCGCCTTCCTCGCACCAAAAATCCAGGCCGCGATCCTCGAGGGCACCCAGCCGCCGGAGCTCACGCTGAAGCGCCTGACCGAAAGGGCGCTGCCGCTCGACTGGGCCGCGCAGGAGCGGCTGTTCGGGGTCTGA